AGGAGAATTCTTAAATTCACGCCGGAATGCGATGTATTCAAAGTCATCGCGGAACTTTCTAAGAGCTTTCCGCATGTCACCAGCGCACATGGTGACAAAGAGTGTGTTGGAATGGTGAATTTCACAGGCTTGATCTGGGGATTCTTCTTGCGAGTAGAAACACATAGCGAAACTATCGGCATCAGAAACGACAACGCCAAAGCATAAGTGCCAACTGATAAGGCGTTGCAGGTCAATGTCATTTGATTTATAAAGGGTAAACGCGGTTGCTAGGTGGACGTTCATCGAATAATTTGAACGCTTGTGTGTAGGCAATCAAGACCATTCGATGCTACGCTAATAGTTGAAATAAAAGCGCATTTTTCATTAGGCGTGAACCCCCCCACAAAATCGTTTCCAGACGAAACATCTAAATTGCCCGATTGATTGCAGACTCCAGAAATTGCAGCATTTGCATCAGGCATTGCTGTTGTAAAATTAACAACATAAAAGCCAGCATCTGCTGCTTGGTTTGAAGCTGGAGAACTTGCAATAGTTGCACCAGAATATGCGGCAGATACGTTTGCAACATTGCCACTAGCTCTAATTGTTTTTCTGGAAAGTGAAATTGTTCCAGTTGAAGTTGTTGTTGTGCTACTCACAACTGTAAACGTGTTTGAATCAACAACACTAGCAACTACATACAATCCGTCAAATGGAGCCGTTCCTGTTCCAACGGTAAAATCTAAATACACAGCGTTTCCAACAATCAGATCGTGATCTGAAGAGGTGTCAACAGTTACCGTGGTTGACGCTGTTCTTGTGTATGTGCCACCTATGTTTGCAGCTGATTGGGCATTAAAATTCACCCATGCCCGAACTCCAAAGATTGGAGCAGTGCCAGTCTGCGCTCCATTCAGCTTAGGGGCGGTGATGTTTGCATCAAGTATCTTGGCCGCAGTCACGTTTGCGTCCAGTATCTTAGCCGTTGTGACAACATCGGCGTCAAGTGTGGCAACACCGCTGGCAACCGTGAATGCACCAAAGTCAGAGTTTGAGAGTTTGGCTGGAGTCACGTTTGCATCTAGGATTGCAGTTGTCGTAACTGCATTTACAGCCAGCTCGTTTGCTCTAATTCCACCAGCCGCAACGGAAAGTTTACCAGTAGTAACGGCAAGAGTCGTGCCAATAATAGCAGTAGCCGTAATCGTGCTTTGATCGAGGATGTTGTTCATCTTCGTGCTAGTGATTACGTCGGTAGCCGTGAAAGTGTAATTCGTATCAATTGCTCCCATGTTTTATCTTTGTGAAATGATTTGTCTGTTGGTGACTGAACCAGCTACCTTTATTGAGTTGATCTTTGGTGATCCCACGGTCCTTGTCAAGATCATTGTTCCTGTGAAGCCCCTGATGCCACCCAACCTACACCGGATGCTTGCTGTTTCAGCTTCAGTTGCTGTGCTAGGGGTAAGCAACCCACCGAGCAAAGTTGTAGTTGTGCCTATGGATTGAGCGTCGTCAGGATCTTCCGCTGCAAACGCAATGTCATATTCCGAGTTTTGGCCGGGAAGGGACTGGATGTTAACCTGCGCGTCGGTAAACCGCTTGCGCTCCATTGTTCCGAGGTCGTATCCCCTAGTCGTAAGAGACGCATTAATTGCCGGGGACACAATAGCCGCAGAGTTATCCACGTTTAGAGTGTCATTGGAGCTTTCGGATGCTTCGATTTGATGCAACCCGCCATTTGATGTTACAGCATAGATGTTGTTCCTCTCGCTAGCACTGCCAATTACGAAGTCTTTAATCAAGAACCTAGAATCACCAAAGGTATCCAGTGACTCCCACCCTTTGTTTAAAAAGTTATACACCAAAATGGCGTTGTTCCCATAAGAATCACCCGCACCCGGAACGGAATCGAGCGGAACAGCAAGGTAATACCTGTTTTCAAACAAGACTCCCACTGCTCGGTCAGAGTAATCAGCATTGATCCGGTCGATATACGGCTGAATGTTCTTGGAAAGCGGCTCTTCAGTGCCTCGCAGGTTGTAATCGTTAAGGAACTCAATCCCATAAACGCCATCGTCAGATAAGAACAGCATTGCATTGCCGCGCATGACAACAGACTTGCGAGCGAGGCATCCAATCTCAGATGTAAGCTCCTTAACGGTAACATCCAGAAGGCTTCCCAGCGTCCCCTTAACAAGATGAAGGCTATTCCTGTTCAGGACAACCAACCCGTCGTCATAGAAGCCGTGCATTGCAACAACAAAGTCTGCTGTTCCACCACTGACACGGAATTGGTTCTCGATCTGGTCAAACGTAGTAGTATCCAGAATATCTGATACGGATATCTCATCGGTAATCTTGCGGCTAGTGTATGCTGGAATATTATAAGCTCCTGATTGATCGTAGTAAAACGGAACCCACAGCCTACGTTGGAAGTGAACACCCCACGGTGCGCCGGGCTGGTGCATAAACCCACCACCTACGCTAAATCTTCCACCGAACTCAAATGTATCAGCCGTAGTGTTTGTATTGTAATCTCCTACTGGCGCATACCACTTGATTGTGGTAGTTGTTGCCTCTACAACTTGATATTTTTTGCCAACCATTTCGGCAAAATCGGGAGTTGTTGCTTGACGAACAATAATAACATCTCCGACCTTAACCGTAACATTGCCAGTTACTGTTGCAGTTACGATTCCGCCGACCACATCTACGTATCTTTCCGTGATATTAAATGTTTGTGGCTGAGTATATGCTCCACCGGGAGATAGTGTGAACCCGTCAGTGGCAGTGGCAACCGCAACGCCAAACGTGGTGCTTGTTGAAATACTTGCAGCCAAGAAGGTAAACGTGTCTTGTCCGGTTACAGTGGCAACCGTGTATGTCCCGTTTGGAGGTGTTCCCGTGGTAAGCCCCGCGACAGTAATCGAGGTTCCCACTACTAGCCCGTGTTCACGCATATTCACCGTGACAATAGTATTTGGACTGGCGTCTCCATTAGAACTCGCAGAGATAATAGGCCTTCCGTTTGGATACCACTCTAAAGCTTGTTGTCCTTCACGGAAGATCATTACCTTGTCGAACACTTGGATCATGTCAGTATCAGCACCAATAGCGTCTCCAGCAGGATACGGAATGTCCGTAATCGCATAACCATCCAAGTCAATCTTCTTAGCGACAGTATCCAGAGCAATAATCACATACTCCTTGTTGCTATCGTTTGGATCGCTAAACAAACAAGAAGCACGGACGTTGGCGGCAGCGTCATTATTGATCGGAGCTTGAGACAGCGTGCCAGCACCTGAAACAGCCGTGGTTGCAGCCGTAACAGGGAACGTCATGGTTGTTGCTGAAGCGTAAGTCAAAAGCCTAAGCCCATTTGGATCTGTCCCAGTAAAGGTCAATCCAGCAATTAGTCCGTAACCAACAGTGTCGATGGCAAACCCATGCCCAGCAGTGATTGTAATTGTCACCACGTTGGTGGCGAGTGAGGACGAAGCAATTGCCTTTGAGGTGGACGTAATTACCTCAGAGATTGGCTCATCGGCAGAAACGGTGTATGTCCCAGACCCACCAGCAAGCGCATAGGTGATCGTAGACGCAGAAGCCGTCGCCGCAGTAAACACCCCATTTGGATCGCTTCCAGTCGTGTAGCCAATCCCAGCAATGTTTAGAGTTGCCCCCGGAGCTAGTCCGTGAGCAGAACCAGTTGTAAGCGTAACCACGCCAGCGGTAACTGACGCTGCCGTAATCAAGACGCTTGTTCCAGTCAGCAAGAATGGAAGTTGCAAGGGAGAACCTCCCGTAGTCAATGCACCTGTCCTGCTCACCACGTTCTTACGGGGCTTCCAATACCCCTCCATACGCCCATTCAGAGACTCCCTTACCTCACCCTCTTGGAGTTGGTTAAGTTGAAGCCTCTGGTTTACGCTCACGAACCCACGATCAGCTACTTCGCCAATCGCAGAATCCATCGCGCCACCACTCTGGGCAAACTGGGACATTACGCGTAGTAAACAATCACCACACCGGACGTAAGAACCACGGAGCTAAAGTCACCGCCAATACCCAAGCCCGCAGGAAGGGTAATAGTCTGCAACCTCGATGCACCAGTGATGCTCCCAGACGCACTAGCCACAGTAGCCAACACAGCATCATTGACCACCTGAATCCAGCGGATCTTGCCAGTGTAAGTAGTTGCCGCAGTGGAAAGCACAATGCCTCCGCCTTGGCCTTGTAAATCATAGGATACAGGACTAGCCATAATATATTAAAGTATCACCAACGCAACACGCAATGGTTCACGCGCAAAGTAACAGATTACGCATCCTTGTCAAGCACGTCGTAAAGTGTGATACCATACACAAAAATGGACGCTTAACGTCATATCCTGCACACCACAGCACGCAGCCCCCTTTAGCCATTTTTAAAAATTGAAGCGGCCATAAACAGTAACAGGCCCCGTTGGAAAATAATTCCTTTGGCGGGTGGACCGTATAAGCATTTCAGCTGACCACCGGATTCGACTCCCCCGCCCCCCCCCTATTGCAACAGCGTCTCATTAGCAACGTGAGAATGCCAACGCCCGTTTGAATCCATCGTTCAATTGAAACACCCGTTTGATACGCGCCGGTCAATCCTTAGTGCCTGGCTAATGTATCGCGCCGTGTTAAACGCTCGTTTGAATCACCCGCTTGCCTAGCTTGTCGTGCCTAGCTTGCACTTGCTCATCCGTTGCGATTGCGAATCCGTGTGCCAAGTGGCAAGTTAGAGAGACGTTAGACCAAAATCGCTTTGAATCTTTCGCCCTTGCCACAGTCCCATAATCACGTCAAACGCGTCAGAATCGATCCTCGCGCCATGTCAGCGGAATGTTCATAAGTGCAGAAAGCTTGACACGTTTTCGAAAACCTGATTATAATTCCTCCGGAGGAAGGAGACGCAGTCGATTCTGAACCTACTAGTGTGCGCGTTGAAGATATCCTTTGGCTTGTGGGAATGGATTTCACCGAGTGATTTCACTAAGTGATTTTGCGGTGATTGTTCCTATCCTTGCTTGCTCTTACTTGCTCCCTCCTTCATTACGACAACAACCCTTTAAGATAACCACCCTAGACCGTCGAGCTTGGATCTCTTCCGGCATGGGTAGTTGCTGCCAGTGTAACTAGGAGCCGTTATTTGTCCTGCGATCCGGCTCGTTTGCTTGTGGTCCTGCTTTTCTTGTCCTTGGCAATCCCTTGTGTTTCCTACGTTTGTGGCATGTCTTGGAAGTATTTTTACTTTTTGGGAACTATTTATCGACAATGGGGATTCGGTGGGATAGTTTCTTCTCAGTTGACCGACGCAACACCACACACACCACACGAAACCATGAATTCCTCCATCCTCATCATTCCTGCCGTCTTTTTCGTCGCAATGGTCGCAATCTTTGGCTGGCGCAAAGCACCGGGGATTTTCCTTGGAATACTCGCCGCTTGTGCCGTCATTTACTGCGCCGCCGCAATCCTTCACGCTTGATCCTATGAACGAAAAACCAATAAACACCTGCCCCTGCTGTGGGAAGATCAAAGGACTTTACCTCATTAATACGGGGGACGGGCGGGAATGGTTCAACGCCGCTTGCCAGCCGTGCGGAATGGCCATGAATCAACTCGATCAATGGACTTTCTACGTTGGGGAAAAATGAATTAGAATTTTATTCTTGAGTATCGGCATTTAATCGCCATTCTATCCACAAGACAAGCGCGGCCCGCGATGCAGGGCGATCAAATCAAATCAAATAAATAACTACGATGAACACAACCAATTCCGCAATCTCCGCCCGTATCGAAGCCACAAGCCCGCGCTCAGCATGGAGCCGGGGCGTCAATCTTTACGCTTTGGAGCGGCTTGAAAGCCTCGAGTCGGACTATACACCTGCCGCCTTGCTCAATGGCGCGGAAAACTGGCGGGCTTTCTCCTATGGCGGGAGTGCGTTGATTTATGATGCGGATATCGCCGAGCGTCTCTGCAGCCCTTCAGAGCTTAAGCGCAAGAAAGGCGGAGACCTTCCCCCGAATGCAGGCGAGACGTGGCTTGATTGCCAAACACGCGCCCTAAACCAAGCTGCCCGCCTTATCGCCAAGCTTTCCCGCTAACCTCAAAAAAACGAAATTATGACAACTCAAAAACAAGTCCGCGCCTCATTTTGGCAATCCTTCTTATCCTTGGAACTTCACGCGCTGAAATGGGGAATTAAAACAAGCCCGCAAAATCGTCACAACGCAGAAACCCGCGCGGCATTCGTGGACTTCGTGGATTACCTCCAAAAATCCGGAGAAATATCCGAAACCCTCGCCAATCGCGCAACGCTCTAAATCCAAACCCGGCGAGGTTCAATCCCTTGCCAATATAAACAAAACAAACCATGAAACATTCCGTAGAAATCACAAAAGAAGCAGCTTGGAAACTCATTGGAAACGATGAGAAAAGCTGGACAGACTATCAGCAAAACGAGCTTTCCGAATCGTCCTTTTATTTGGCTCACGGGGTAAGGATCGCCGCAATTCACAATTACCTTTCCAACGTCACGCAATACTTCATTCAAGACATAAACGCATGAACCACAAACAAAACAAAACAATGACAAATTTCACGGGGAAAAAGACGATTGACTTATCTGGAAAAATAAATAAACTGGCATCATGAAAGACACAATCGGAAGAGAGAATCGCAAGCTTGAAGACAAAAAATGCGAGGCCTGCTGCAATGTATTTAGACCGCTCCGCTCAACTTCCCGGTTTTGTTCCCGTCCTTGCATGTGGAGCAAGAATGAAGGCAGGCCCCAAAAGGCCGAATCGTGGTGGAAAAACTCCAAAGGATACATTGAAGGCAAAATCAGGCTTGGAGACGGAACCCAAATCAGAATCAAGCAGCACCGATTTATAGTCGAGGGGATTCTAGGAAGACCCTTGCTGCAATCGGAGGATGTCCACCATAAAAACGGAATCAAAAGCGATAACCGGCCAGAAAACCTAGAAGTTATTATGCATGGGGACCACTCCAAGCTTTCAAATTCACAGAGAAAATATAACAAAGGATACAAGCTAAATCTTACCCCAGAAGCCCGAAAAGCCAGAAGTCTCAGGGCAATTGCGAGTGGGCTTGGACGCCTCGCCAAGGCACTCGGAAAGGAGGACGCATGAAATTTGCCTGCTCACGATGCGGGAGTCGAAACTGGCCCGATCCTGAGAGTTCTTGCCCGCTATGCAACGACGAGAGGGAGGAGCCATGCAAAGACCCTGAAGACCCCTTGGAGGCGCAAGAACAGGCCATTGAGAGGTTCACCCGTGATGGATGCAGGCTTCTTTCAGCCCTCAGATGGTGGCGATCAATAGACAAGCAGACTGACGAGGACCAAACGCCGGAAACGATGGCTGAACGGCTCGCATGGCTTCACACGGAAGCTTGCCGGGACGCATGGGAGGACATGGAACAATCACCGTCGCATTTCGCATGGGCGGACGTTTGCTCCCTCGCAGGCTTTGACATGGCGAAACATTACAGGAAACCAAACCAATAGAAAAACAAAACGATGAGAACACACAAATCAAACAGCGTTAATCAATACGGGCAGGGAGACTCAACCGTCTGCGTGACCCGTGCGGCATGGCGAAGGGAACACGGCGTTACGAAAAAATATGCCACGCTATTCATCGGCGGGGCATACGGTGAAGTTAGCCGGAAGTTTGCCGCTGGCATCCTGCGCCAATTCCGCAAGGACAAGGCCGATAGGAGGACGAAATGATCGTGGATTTTGACCTCCTCGTCAGGGAAACTGCGGACGTTTTCGGAGTCACTCCCGAGGACATTCTGGGCCCGAAACGAACGAAACACGTTTCAATGGCTCGTCATGTCGTCATGGCTTGCTGGGCGGATCATCATCCTTACCAAGACACTGCAAACCGTTGCAACCGGACTTGTCACAGCACCGTAATTTGGGCGCGGCAAAGAATCCTGAACGAGGCCGAAATGGATCTCTCATTCGCCAAGATGCTAGCCGCCATCTCAAACCGCTGCCAATACGGGGCAGAACCCGAAAAAAAAGAGAAGCAAATTGAAATTTGCGCTTGAAACCGGATCGAACCCGGCTAAAACGAACACGCATTCAGCACCAAACAAACCAAAAACATGAAGATTACCATCGAACCGACAGAAAACCACGGACGCAAAACAGAATTGCAAAACCCCAAAGTTGAAATCTGGATTCCGGGAGACGATCACACACTAGAAGAGGTTGTTGTGTGTCTCGTCGTCCCTGCTCTGAGGGCTTTCGGATACGGCGTCTCAGAAGGCCAAATCGTCGTGAACGCC